CTGTTACACCGTCCTCACCGCCACTATCCACCGCCATTGCAAGGATTGGCATGACTCCGCCGTCTAATCCCTCAATACGATATTGCTTATTAAGCACATCACTGATGAGTAAATCCCAATCCTCAGGGTAGGCGGACGGATCAATTGGTAGGCTTTCCCCCTCTGAATTGCTCCGCATTGATGATTTAATGTTGTATCTATCAATGAGCCACCGTTCGCTGTTTTCACCATAGCCCACAATTTGGACGACAAAACGGCGATTCCGCCCACCCTGTACATCAACTGCAGCCAATAAAAAACGGCACCCATAAGGTACCGTTCTTTTTTCTGTATCTTCTCGCCGCTCCATCAGCTCATCACTTCGGCGTTGCTCAAGTGCGGAGCGTGGTAAATAAGGCAATCCCCAGTCTGTATTTGTTACTGCCTTTAGCGTTTCTTCACTGCCTGTCATTTCAAATTCATGTTCAGCAGTGAGTAATTTATAAGTTAATTGCGCCCATGTTTGATAAGCGGCGGCAGGGCCTTCTAGCCAAAATGATGCAATACGGGAGTTTCTGCCCTCGCCATGTATCACACCATCTTTGTCTATCGTTTGCCCTTCCTTTAGCCATTTGCCGCCAATGTTTAATGCGCGTTTCTTGTCAGGATCTACGAGAGATTGACAATGTGGGCATTGTAAACGAGCGTTTTCGCTCGCCTTAACATAGTCAGTATCATTACGATAACCCACCATATTTGCCATTGATGGCTCAAACCATTCTTTGCAATATGGACATTGCCAATAAAATCTACGTCTATCACCGCGATTATATAAAGATAAAATCCCAGTTGTTGGCGGTGCCTCGTGAGTAGTTTTTGGATGATGTTTTATATCAACAATATCCTTGCCTGGTGAACTCTCTACAAGTGTCATACCCGCACTCATAAATGTAGTCGTACGTTTGGACGCTAAACTAAATCCGTCACCCTCGCCGTCCACATCATCGGGCCATCGGTCGTAATCTGTTAATGCGACGTATTTGTAATCTGATGATGACAATACGTTAATTGACGGCCAGCCAATCTTTAATAAATTACCTGCCCTAAAATATTTATCGTGGACATTGTTATCGTTTTTACGCGGGCTTAATCTTTTTGCAATCTCAGGTGAGCATCTAAAAGTGCGGTCTAAACGTTTACGACTATGCTCACTGGCTTTCTCTTGTGTAAGTTGCACCAAGAGGAAATCAGACGGATCGCAAATAATCGCATAAGTGATCCAGCCATCAATCAATCCGATTGTTTTACCAGTACGAGCTGGTCCAACAAAAATAACTGCGTCATACTCACGAGAGTTTAGGCAGTCCATCGGATCTAACATATATGCAGCAGTATCTTTATCCCATTTAACAGAGTTACCCCCACCAACAGGCACGCGCATATATTCCGCTACGGCTTCCGACACTTTCATTCGGCGAGGCGGTTTAAGTAGATTTGCAATATCTCGCCTAATATCTTTAGCTGATGCAAACATGACTACTCCTCTGATTTATTATCGCCAGCCTGTATATGTAATGACATTTGCGATTTAACGTCATCAATCACCTGTATTACACGAGTTAATTGTGCTGGAGTTAACGCACAATCACGCTCTAAAATATCTGGCAATGTATCAAGTGATTGCACAACAGCTTTAGCCAAAAATCCCATCTCTTGAGCAACTTCAAATGATGGCACCAGTTCGCCTGTATCTCGCTCGTATTTTAGTCTTTCGTTTTCCGCTTGCCAAAATGCTCGTCTCTCAACAGGTGACAAGCTATCAACATCCGCCGTCATTTTTTCGGCAAGTCCGATTTTGATTAAATCAGATAGTGCATAGAGCTTTAATTTGGAATTACTGCCAATAGCTGGCGTTAGTCCTGCAAGCCTTTGTGACACGGTTTGCCGATGCATTCCGACCAGTTCGGCGATCTGATTTATATTGAGTTTTAAGTCGTATAAATTATCCATAGCCGAGACCGTTAAAATGCCCAAAAAAGGGAAAAGATGATGATGACTAGAAACCTAAAAAACTGTCGAAAACCGCGCGCCCGAAACCCCGTGGAAAGGGGTATCCCCTCAGGAGTACCTTTTACTCTTATATTTTTGTGCGTTTATTTTTATCAAAAACATTAATTTTGTAACATTTACATCACATAGCTTAGATATAACCCCGAGATTTTTAACATCTTGAGTGGAGGTATAGCTAAGATATGTAGCATATATAAAACAAAAGACCGCACTTTAATTGGCGGTCTTGGTTTGATTAATCCACTTATTGAGATTATCTACTTGGCTTGCGCACTTATCTCGCTCTGCGGTTACCTTAACTAACTGTATGACTGCATCGCCGTATGTTTCTCCAGTAAATGCTGTTTTGACACAAGGTGCAGTATAGGCTTGAGGCGGGTAAATATATTCTGCTTTAGTCGTGATTTTATTTGTGCAAGCGGTCAAGAACAGACTGAGGCAAACGAGTGTGAGCACAAGGTTGTGTTTTAATAATCGTTTTAATTGATTCCGCATTTTCTGTTGCCATCCTTTCTATTTCATCATTACGCTCTTGTTGCTCAATGACGGCATAACGCTCTTGTTGTAACGCAAGACTTAATGATTTGTTAGCATCTTTTTGTTGCTGGATAGTATTTTCTTGTTGTTTTGTCGTTATTTCCAACTCATCTATAACGCTAGATTGGTAACGCAATGCACCAATCAAAACCACGACAACACCCGCTAACGCCATGTAAATGTACTTAGTCATTATCCGTTACCATTAATGCTCGATAGAGCTTACAACGCTCATCAATGCCATTTAGTCCACCATTAATTCTTCGCGTAACTTTTTCGACAGAATTAAGCTCAGCCAACTCATAGCACTTCCAATACCACACAGCAGTTTTAACAGATAAATCTAAATTCCCTGCCACATCTTCTGGCTCAATATCTCTACCTAACCATTTTCTAAATGCGGCATAATTATCCTTACCTGTAATCTGAATCAGTCCACGACCACGATACTTCCAACCATCTCCACTTTTCTCATCGCCATTACCCAAACGATTAGCATAAACACGATTAGCTATTAGCTCAGGTTTGCGCTCATATTTCTTCGCTATAAGAGGGTCTGGGAAATATTTACGGAAAGTTTTAGAAAGCCCAAGCCAAGAATAATTTAAATTTTCTTTAAATCTTGTAAATCCGCCACTTTCATGTCCACATTGAGCCAAAAACATCGCTTGCTGCATCTTATTCACACAACCTGCTTTTTCTATCTGCGTCGAAATAGCTTGATAAACACCTTTAACTGCGTGTGGAAAAATTTTATTAAATGTCACTTCGGAAATCATCATTGTCATCTTTTTCAATTCTCCGATTAATGAATTTAAATAAAAACTCGCGAATTTTTTCAGTACCAACAAAACCAATCATCGTACCGAGAAAAGAAGAATATTCAGTATGCCCAAATAAATGTGTACAAATTGGCACCGCAACACCCGCAATAGAGGCACACATAGCCGCATCAATTAAGACATAACGAATAGTCGGCTTTTTACGCATAAACCCAAATCTTAAAAGAGAAATAAATAACGCCCAAAAAGCACTCTGTGCTGAGCTAGAACTAAGATTTGTTTGCAACCAAGACCATATTAACGCCCACACATCAGGCTCTTTAATTGGCATATATTTTCTCCCGCCTGTTTTTAGGCAATAAAAAAGCCCACGTATTAACGTGAGCTTGTGATAGATGGCCTTACCCCGTGCGATTTCTCGCGCAATAAAGTCTAACAAGGCAAGGAGCTATTACTGTAAACAAAAAGCCCCGACCGTTTCCGATCAGGGCTGTAAAAATCAATTTAGGTGTTCACTACTTATACTGCGACCACCATACATCTAAATAGTATGACACTTTGCCAAATATGTCAATATGTAATTTTGATTTTTTTGATATTTGTTGCACGTTCCCTGCTAGTTCTCTGAATAATAAAGCAAGTTATAAGCAGTTCGTGAATTATTGCTTTTGCAAAGTGTATCTCTTTTTCGACTTCACGATAGATTGTCCTAAAACTTGGCACTCTTACGTTAGATTTACCTGCACAAGGTCTCATTTCCTTAGCTTTGGATTTGCCGTGTAGGTGTTCTGCTATAAAATTGATTGTTCTTTTGTTTACATAATAAGCAAACACAATAAAGTGTAAGATTTGGTCATTTTTCTTAAAAAACATTTCAATGGTTTGACTAATCATAAACCCAGTTTCATCATCGCAAATTGGTTCATTTGGCTCTGCAGGAATGACTGATTGCATTAGTTTTGCAATAATATTTAATTGCGGTTTATCAAGCCTACCGCTGCGCACCCAAGAACCCCATTGATACATATAACGGTCAACAAATTCTTCTTGCTCAATCGTTAGTTCTGATAATTCACTAAATTTACGCATTTATTCCTCTAGCTCTTTAATTTTTGCCTTGTAATACTTAATAATCGCCTTGCAATCTTCAATGGTGTATTTCTTTGGTTCGTGGTCTTGGCGTTCTAACCACGCCACCTTATCTGCACCGATTTTATTGATAAGATTGATTCGATATTCGATGATATTCCCGCTCCTATGGTCATTACAGGGGGCGCATTGCTTATGCACGTTAAGCTCACAAAATCTTAATTCAGGGCAAGCCCCCACACTCCGATAATGTCCAGCATGGTATTGCCCTTGATGATACCGACCGCAACTGATACAGGGTTCATTTTTATCTCGTAAACGGATAAATTTATTAAAGACCGATTGCGCCTCTTTCAGCCATTCTGAGCGGCTTTTTAATTTAGCCTTACGTTCCCTTTGCTTTTTCTTTTCTGCTCGTTCTTGCGCTTTTTTCGCATTATCTCGGGCTAATTTAATCGCACATTCAGGCGAGCAAACTTTCTGTGTCGAGCTAAAGGTTTTTACAAACGGTTTGCCGCAAACTTTGCATTGATACTCTTTCGCCATTAGCCAAACACCATATTAAACATTCCCCAAACAGCCACAATAAAAAGTACGATTTTTAACTCTAAAATCTCGTCATTGTTTAAGCGTTTCATTTAAAGCCCCCATCTATCGTTAAATCTCACGCCATTTTGCACGCCCCAACTGGTAATATACTCTATTAGGCTTGCTAGTCGTTTTACGCTCATTTGAGCGGTGCTTTCTCGTAGATTGATAACTTCCCCCTCAAGCCCGATTACCATTTCAGCCTGACCGCCTGTTGCAATTTTGTGAGCCGATACCATAATCATTTTCCACGTGTCAATGTCTCGCTTTTTACCGTTAAATTCGCACTGTTTGCTAATATCGCTTAGTAGTGCGTGAAGTTTTGAGTTCTGCTCAAGTGAGCGTGTTATTGGTTGGATTTTGACTACCAA